ATCAAAAGCAGTGTTCATTAATTTCTCTGCATGGGCTGAACCAATTGATGATGTGACCGAAATAAATATTTCTAGTGTAATAAGAAATATGAATAAACATATCAAGCAGACAATATATGATAAAATATTATCACGAGAATCAGAGTTTATAGTTGATAGAACTATTGTTGATTTTGATTTACGTAAATCTGGAATAAAATTTGGTAAAAGAAGTTTTATGAATTGTGAGATTACACTTTATCTAAAAAGTGAATTAACACTTACAAACCCAGATATTAAAGATGATTTATATATTCTTTTGAAACATATTATCAAAACTGTGTTTGAATCAAACCCTTATTTTAAATTTCATAAACGAAAAAGTTAACAATAAAAACCCCACTTGATGGGGTTTTTTGTTTTTATGTACTATTTATTAGTAAGTCGTACATATATGAAAGATTACACTGAATTAAAAATTTTAAAAAGAGGTCAAAGTGGTACTGGTGTTCTGATTGAACATGATGCTGGTTATATAAGCCCAGATGAACCTAGAAACCAAGCATTCATTAATGAAATAAATAAATTAACCACTGATAAAGTTGTAATTATTGAACCATTAATTGTTTATGTTATCTTACAAAAATATGGTGTTCTAAATAGAAACGGTAGAGTATATCCTAAAGAAGTTTTAATAAAACAAAACGAAGTGTATCAAGCGGCAATACGTGAAAGAGCAGCACTTGGTGAGTTGGACCATCCAGAGTCTACAATTATTTCTGGTGATAGAATATCGCATAACATAGTAGAGACATGGTGGGAAGGTCAGACCTTAATGGGTAAGATGGAAATCATCATGAGCCCAGGTTTTATCAAATACGGTATCATTTCATGTAAAGGTGATGATGTTGCTAACATGCTTAGAAATCGTTTAAAAATAGGTGTTTCATCTAGAGGTGTTGGTTCTTTAAAAGAAGGAAAAAACGGAGAACAAATCGTACAAGAAGATTTCGAAATTATATGTTGGGATGTTGTTACAGCACCATCTACACCTAACGCTTGGATATTTACAAACATTCAAGACGCAAAACCTTATGTTGAGGGAATAGAGCGTAAACAGGAGCTTGTAGAAGAATCTTTAATAAAAAAATTAGATAATTTTTTACTTTAATTAAAAAATTTTCAAGTAAAACAATACTTTTCAATAAAACACATATATTTATTTGTAAATAAGAATAAATTTTTATTGAAGTTAAATAAAATAAAAATAAAAAAGAAGCACTTTTAGATATTAACAATATCAAAAACGCCCTTAATGCCAACACAAAAGAAATACTTCGTAGCGTTGCTAGAGAAGAAATTGACAATGTGGTGAAAGAATCTCTTAATGAGGTTTATGAAGAAGAGGAAGTTGATTCTGTAAATGAAGAATCGCACAAAGAACATGAAGAGTCTGAAACTCCAGCGGAGGAAAAGAAAGAACATGCTAAAGGTGGTTCTGAAAAAAAAGAAAAATCTGAATCTAAAAAAATGACTGAAGGTATGGAAACTGAAGGTATGGAAACTGAAGGTATGACATACGAAGAGGAAATGGATGGTTTAGATTTAGGTGCATCAGAAGAATTGGACATGACTTCTGCGTCTGATGATGACGTTATCGCAATTTACAAAAAATTAAGTGGTAATGATGAAATCGAAATTATTGGTGACGAAATTCGTTTAACAATATCAGAACCTGGTGAGTATGTTATTAAAACAAACGAAACTGGTTCAGCTGCTCCAGAAATGGGTGGTGAAATTGATGTTGAAATGGATTCTGAAATGGATTCTGAGATGGATTCTGAAACTCCAGAAATGGGTGATGACAGTATTGATTATGAAATTGAAATGGGTGGCGAAGAAGAGGCTGGTTCAAGTGTACCAGAAGATTTAGTCCCAGTTGATGATGAAGAATCAGAAGAAGAAGTTGAAGAACCAATTGAAGAACAAATTCCAGTAGGTTCTGCTCAAGCACACCGTTTACAAGCTAAACAAACTAAAGGTGTTCCTTTGGGTGCTGGTGCTGATAATCTTAGAGAATCAGTTTCTGCTAAAAAATTAGTTTCAGAAACTACAAAGAAATACAATAACTTATTAGTTGAATCAAAACGTCTAAAAACTGAAAATGAAGAGTTCAAACAAGCTCTTAAAGTATTTAGAAAAAAATTAGTTGAAACAGTTGTTTTAAATGCTAATCTTAGTTACGTAACAAGATTATTTATGGAGAACGCAACAACTAAAAATGAGAAGTTAAATATCATCAAAAGATTTGATGACGAAGTAACATCTCTTGTTGAATCAAAGAAGTTATATAAAACTATCGGAAACGAGTTATCATCAAGAAAACCGTTAAACGAATCGATAGAAAAGAAAATAATAAAAGAAGTAAATACAAGTAGTTCAAATCAATTAAACGAAAGCACTGCTTATGTTGACCCATCAACTAAGAGAATCTTAGATTTGATTAATAGAGTTGAGGGAAAACAATAATAAAAACATAAAATAAAAACATAAATAAAACTATGAATCATTTATTAACATCGGGTCAAGTTGGTAACATCGGAATTAACCACATGAAACAAATCCGTAAAGAAACCCAAGCAAAATGGGAATCATTAGGTTTTCTTGAAGGTTTAAAAGGCCACGTAAAAGAAAACATCGCTACTCTTTATGAGAACCAAGCGTCTACATTAATCACTGAAAGTACTACAGCGAACTCATCTGGTTCATTCGAAACAGTTGTATTCCCTATTGTACGTCGTGTGTTCTCTAAATTATTAGCGAACGATATCGTTTCAGTTCAAGCTATGAACATGCCAATTGGTAAATTGTTCTTCTTCGTTCCATTAACTTCTAGCCGTGTTGACGGTGCTGGTGTTGCTGGTAATGATTATACATCAACACCATCATCAGACGTTTATGGTACAACTTTCTCTGCTCATACAGGTCTTAACGGAGAGCGTAATGGTGTAGCTACAGCTGCTGCATTGCCAGTTGCTGTAACCAAAGCTTCTACACCAATAACACAATTTATGGCTAAGAACTTATATGATATTTTCTATAACGATGGTTTGTTTGATAACTCTAAGGGTACTCTTACAATCAAAGCTATGAACATGTCATCACTTAACGCTTACACTTTAGATTCTAATGGACAATTTTCACCAACAGCTGGTGCAACATTATTACCAACAGCAACTGATGGTTCTGTAAGAAGCGTAATAGTAGGTTTATCTGGTTTCTCTGGTGGTGCTGGTTCTGATGGTAAGGCTGTATTAACAGGTCCAGATGGTAACAACATGGATACTGAATCTTTCTTAGCTTCTTTACACGTTACTACGACTAACGCTATTAAAGACCAAGACGGTAACGTTATTATCGCTGCTAACAAAGAAGTTCCATTCCGTTTAGTTACACAACAATACGGTAAAGGTATCGTTCAATACGGTTCATTAACTGACTCAACAGGTGTAATGTATGTTGAATTAGACTTACGTCACCCAGTTGGTACAACTGCTGCTGGTTCAGCTAACGCTGGAACAAGCACATTTGATGGTTACATCGGTGCTACAGGTACAACAGGTGGTGTTGCTTATACTACTTCTGGTTTAACTACTAACCCAGCTTACGTATTCGCTTGGGGTGAATATTCTTCTCTTGAATTAGAAACAGAACTTGGTGAAGTTTCTTTCCGTCTTGATGAGGTTGTTGTTTCTGTTGAAGAACGTAAATTAAGAGCTACTTGGTCTCCAGAATTAGCACAAGATGTTAGTGCATTCCACAACATCGATGCTGAAGCTGAATTGACAGCTTTATTATCAGAGCAAATCGCTGCTGAAGTTGACCGTGAAATCTTACGTGATTTACGTAAAGGTGCTGCATGGACTGCTAAATGGGATTACAATGAGTGGAAATACGGTGGAACTGGTGGTGCAACTTTACAAGGTTACACTCAGAAAGATTGGAACCAAACTTTGGTTACAAAAATCAACCAAATTTCAGCTCAAATCCACAAAACTACGTTAAGAG